AATTTTATTTTTAATTTAATTTATTTTTTTTATAAAATAAAATTGATTTTGATTTAAAATTAAAATGTAATGTATATATAATTATAAGAATGGCACGCAAAGACAGTCAAAATAAATTATCCAAGCAAGAGCAAAATAGACGCTCTAAAAAGGAGCAAGAAAAAATGCGTAATAAAGGCAAATGTGAGGATTCCGACAGTGATTATCAAGAAAGTGACAGTGAAAATGAAAAAATGGACGTTCATGAATATCGCAAGTTTTTATCAAAAATTTTCCCATCAAAACATTTAAGTAATAAAATTAAGGCTGGTGAAAAGCTTAAAAAGAAAATTCAAGAAGTTTCTGAAGATGAAGAATGGGAGACAGAATCAGAAGAAGAAGAAAAACCAGTTAAAAAGAACAAAAACAACAAAAAGGGGAAAAAAATTGAAGCTGAACCTGATTCCGATTCTGAAATAGAAGATGATGAAACTCTTGATGATGAAGACGAGGAAGAGGAAGAAGAAGTATCAGAAGAAATTGAATTAAAGTCCGGATCAAATAAATTTAATATAATTTTTACAATTGGAGGTGCTACTAATGAAGACGAAGATGATGATTATGATGATTATGATGAAGATGATTTAGAAAATTACGTAGACTCATGCGATGATACAGAAGATGAAGACGCATCAGTTTCTTCAGTGTCTTCAGAAGAAGAAAAACCTACTAAAAAAAATAAAAATAAAGTTGAAAAGGAGGTTGTAACAAAAAAGGTTAAATCTGAAGGTGTGGAAACAAATGATATTATGGTCGAAAAACTAAAACAATTGTTGGCAAGTAATCCATCTGATAAGTCTATACAAAAATGTATTGATGTATATGAAGAAGACATTAAGAAGACCAAGGTAAAACAGGAAAAGAAAAATAAGAAACACAAAGATAAAAATTTAAGGATATTTAGAAAAATAATTAAAGATAAGAATACTTCAAATGACTTTTCATTTTATGAAAAGCTTCAATTAGAAGAACAAAAAAAAATAATAAAAGAATTAAAGGAAATTAATAAGATAACAAGAATTGAAAAACCTTATCGTATAACTCTTTTAGAATCGGATATTCCTGTTCAATTCAAAGCAGCGGCAATGAAAAAAATCAATACATTGCGTTATATGGAGCCCGGTAGCGGTGAATTTTATAAAATTAAAAACTGGGTTGATACTTTTATGCGTATCCCGTTTGGCAAAAATTCTGGTTTACCAATTAGCATTGAAGATGGTGTAGAAAAATGCCATGACTTTATGGAAACTGCTCAAAAAACATTAGACAATGCGGTTTATGGACTGAATGATGCTAAGATGCAGATTATGCAAATGTTAGGTCAATTGTTGACTAATCCAAAGGCGATGGGAACTGCAATAGCTATTCATGGGCCACCAGGAACAGGTAAGACCAGTTTAGTAAAGGAAGGTATTAGTAAAATTCTGAATAGACCATTTGCGTTTATTGCGCTTGGCGGTGCTACAGACAGTAGCTTTTTAGAAGGTCATGGTTATACTTATGAAGGTTCCACGTGGGGAAAAATTGTTCAAATATTAATTGATAGCAAGTGTATGAACCCGGTAATATATTTTGACGAATTGGATAAAATTAGTGATACTCCAAGAGGCGAAGAGATAGCAGGTATTCTTACTCACTTAACAGATACATCGCAAAATTCGCAATTTCATGATAAATATTTTGCGGAGATCAATTTTGATTTGAGTAAATGTTTATTTATATTTAGTTATAATGACGAGTCAAAGGTGAATTCAATTTTGAAAGATAGAATGTATAGAATAAAAACGAAAGGTTATAATCAAAAGGAGAAAACAGTTATATCAAACAGTTATTTATTGGAGAAAATTCGTGAACAGGTTAAATTTAGTGATAAGGATATAATTATTCCAGATCAAACAATTCATTATATTATTGATAATCATTGTAATAAAGAAGATGGTGTAAGAAATTTGAAGCGTTGTTTGGAAATTATATATACAAAGCTTAATCTTTATAGGCTTATGAAGCCGGGTTCTAATTTGTTTGAACAGGACATGTCAATAAAGGTAGAATTTCCTTTTACTGTGACAAAGGATTTGGTAGATAAGTTAATAAAAAAAGAGCCAGATAATATTTCCGCTCTGTATAACATGTATATTTAATATACTTTTAAAAAAGTAGAGCAAAATGTGGAGTTAAATTAAAAATACTTTAAATACAATTTAAAAATTAATCTATAAATAATATAAATCATTATGAGTTTACATTATTTTTTATCATGTAAAAGAAATTACATTAATATTATACAAAAGTTAGAATATATAATAGAAACGCTGGATGATGTTAACTATATGACAATTTGTGAATTCCAAGATAACTATGACAAAATAATGAATTCAAAAAATAATAAGTCTTTTTTTACTGAGAAAATAAAACATTTTCAAGATCTAATAAACAATTGCAACAATGAATTAGACCAGTTATGCTGTCATAATTTCATAGACGATGTAATAGATTTGACACCAGAAAGGTCACAAAGTATCACATATTGCACTATATGTGAATACACAAAAACATAAAAGCTTGGAAATATTTCTTTAAGTTCCTTTGGGGATTTATTGTTTTATATCTTTTTTTTTTCCAAGACTTTTTTCAGAATTTCAAAAAAGGACATTTATAAATGTCCAAATTTCAATTTTGCAAATAAATGTTGGAATTTCAAAAAATGTTGAAATTTTAAAAATGGCTGAGACCATAAAAAAAAATAAGGTAAGGTCATTGAAAAAACTTTTTTTAATTTGTGATGCTAATTTTTTTTTGAAAATTTATTTACTTAATTTTGAAAACATTTAGAGATTTTTTCTGTCCTCTAGTTAGAGGACAAATGGATTACAATATAATGCCAAAAAATGCCAAACAATTTATTTGTGAAAAATGTGACTTTATATGCTATAAACAAAGTAATTATAATCAACATTTATTGACACTGAAACATAAAAAGGATGACGCGGATGACGTTTTGGATGACGATAAAATGCCAAATCCTGCCGAACCATATTTTTGCGATTGTGGAAAAGAATATAAACATCGACAGGGATTATGGAAACATAAAAAATTTTGTTCAACGAGTAATACCAATAAAGAATTAAATAATAACCAAATATCAACAGACTTAATTATGAATGTTTTACAGCAAAATAAAGAGCTACAGGATTTATTAATAGAACAACATAAACAAAATAATGATCTACAGAATAAAGTCTTAGAATTGTGCAAAAATGGAACACATAATGTTACTCATATAAATTCTCATAATAAATCATTCAACTTAAATTTCTTTTTAAATGAGACTTGTAAAGATGCAATGAATATAATGGATTTTGTAGATTCAATTAAATTACAATTATGTGATTTGGAAAAAGTCGGAAAAATTGGCTTTGTTGAAGGCCTATCAAATATAATCGTTAAAAATTTAAATTCACTCGACGAAACTAAAAGACCTGTTCATTGCACAGACGCAAAGAGAGAAATTATGTATATTAAAGATGAAAATAAATGGGAAAAAGATAATGATGAGAAGAAAAAATTAAGAAAAGCTATAAAACATATAGCACATAAAAATTCAATGATGTTAAATGAATTTAAAACTAAACACCCTGATTGTTTGAAAAGCGAGTCAAAATATTCAGAACATTATAATACTTTAACTTTTGAAGCCATGGGTGGCAAAGGCGACGATGATCTGGTTAAAGAAGCTAAAATAATCAAAAATATTGCAAAAGAGGTTGTTATCGACAAAAATAACGAATAAATATAATTTATATTTAATATTTTATAAAAATTATATTATTTAATATTCTGAGTAAGGAACATTATTTCCTCCACGAACTATTAGATAGTTATATTGCTCTCCTGTCATGCAAGCACATCCACTACTATTAGAAAATGTATTAGGACAACATTCTGGTTTAAAAGGAGTATTCGCAAACATCAATAATTCGCCTTCAGGTAAGGGGACTGGCTGCGGTGTTCGAGCTAAAAATTTTTTAACTCCGTCACTCAAAGGTTGACCAGGAATTACTGTCATATTTTGAGCACTCCACGAAGAAGTATTAACAGGCTGATCATTATCCAAATTATATAAAGATGACTCTCCATAATTAATATTGGCACCAGTAAAACCCTCCTTTTTAGTTCCCTTTTCAGGAGTGGGAGTGGTGGCATCAGAAGACATGGTAGAAGGTGTACCTGCTGGATGTTGCGTTTGCATTAGCTGGTCATCCGGCTTTTTTTTAGTATCAGTTGTCATAGTGGCATTACCTTCAATTAAACTATAAAAGTTGTTGCAACTACAAAAAATACTATGACCAAATATTATTAACAAAAGAATAGCCATCAAAATAAAAATCTCGCAGTTTATCTTATATCCTAATATTGAGATATCCATATTATACATATTTAATAGATAATAATTTTCTTTTGTTTTTCTCTAATGGTAAAATTATATTTATTTTATCGAATATTTAATTTCATAATTCCATTTTCATTTTTTATTACCTAAATAATATTTTTATTTATTTTATATTTTATCCTTTATATTTTAAATTTTAAAAAATGATCTTCCCAGTCCCAAAATGTTTTACTTCCAATATGTATTTTATGGTCACTTGTAATTAAACAAAATAATACATCTGTTTTCAAATTTGATTTGACTGCGTCTTTATAATCTTTTACAGGAATATACACTCCACAATTATTAATTAAATGAGACCCTGTTACATAAATATCTTCTTTGTCCACTCCACTATTTCTTATTACATACAAATCCTCGTATTTTTCATTATTTGTATTATCTATTTTCATTGTTGCTTCAACTACACTACCATTTTCTATTATATCGCCTAAATTAATATTTTTGATTTGAACTACATTTCCATTTTTAAGTTTGATCTTTGTATTCGGATGAAAACACTTACCTATACGCGGCATTTTAGGACTATTGATATTTAATACATTATGAAAATAAACTAATATTATTGCCAATGGCACAGAAATTGCTAAAAAAATGGCAATTAAAGGACCCGCAGCAGCCGAAAAAAATGGTATTACCAAAAGAACCGCTATCGTAACCGCTAAATAAATTAATATAATAATTATTAGTTGAGCAATTGAACCCAAAAATGATTGCAATGCATAATAAGAACCTAACACAGTAAATAATCCTGCTGTCACAGCTCCTTGTATTTTACCTATAAAATCCTTAACCCCTATAATTATTTGCTGTAATGGGACCATAATATTGGCAAGTCTTCCCATTATTTCTTGCGTTATTGATTGAAAAAAAGTCCTTACTTTATCAAACATAGCTCTTATCGCGTTAAGCGAATTTAAAATAGTTTGCATAAGGTTCTGAATAATGGATGTAGCAAATGTTAACGGTTGAAGAGCATTTCCAGTAATACTTGATAAAATATTTTGTGTGCAAAAGGCAAAATTTTGGGCTGTATAATCAACCGCAGACATGCCTTCAGGATGTGTTATAAACCCTGCAATAGGTATGTTTTGAGGTTTACATCTTTGATTTGGCCAATCATCTATAATAGGTTTTACATTGATCATCGTGTAACAATATGAGATGACTATCAATAAAATAATGGTAATAAAAATCAACATTATTACTGAAGATCCATAATTGTCAAAATATGATACTTTTTCATACAATTTATTAATATTTTCTAATCCATTTGGTTTATCCATATATAGTAAATGGATAATATTCATTTACTATATTCTCATTAAATTAGTTGTTTATTAATTGAGACCTGCTTTAATAAAATGGTCCTCCCAATCCCAAAATAATTCGTTATCTATTTGTATTTTGTGATCACTTGTTATTAAACAACTAAACCAATCAGTTTGTATATTGGTTTTTTCCGCCTTATAATATTTTTCAACTTCAATAAAAGTATTTGTATCTTTATTAAATACTAAATGTGAGCCGGTTACATAAATGTTTGTATTATTTTCACCTTTTATTACATATAATGGTATGTTTTCTCTCTTATTATCTATCTTCATAACAGTTTCAACTATAGATCCATTTTGTAAAATATCTCCTAAATCTATATTTTTCATCGCCTTTATTGTTCCATTTTGTAATTTTACTTCAGTATCCGGATGAAAGCATTTGCCAAGTGATCGAACAATTTGACCAGGTGGACCATTCCACGTGCTATTCATTGTTTTTACACTTCCATCCATAATATACATAAGACTTACCATAATACCTATTGTCTTGCCAATTAAATCTCTAATTCCTATTGTAATTTTTTGAAATTCAATTACTAAATTTAAAAATATTCCAAATACAGATTGTATCATGGAAGTAATAAATGTCCTTATTTTATCAAACATAGCTCTAACCATATTTAGTTCACCCATAAAATTACCAAGGGTGCTTGTTATAGATGTGGTTAAAAATGTAAGTGGTTGTAATAAATAACCCATATATCCAGATTGCATATTTTGAATACAATATACAAAATTACTTTCTATATCATCAGCAAGAGGCATATACATTGGATTGCATCGATACAAAGGCCAATTAGCCTTTATTTCTGCCAATTTACTAAAATAAAAAATAAATCCTATATATATTACAAAAGCTAAATTAATATAAATAAAATTAACCCAATTTTTTCCAGATGGCATAACTTATATTATTATTATATAATTATTCGGTGTTTTCACAATAATTTTACTTTATTTTTTGCTACGTCTTGTTTTTTTATGTCTCCTTGTTTTTCTTCTTTTTGTTCTCTTTGTTCGTGTCTTTATTTTTTTACCACCACTATAACAACCCCATATCCAATTTGGATTACCACCCCTTTTTTTCTTACTGCCACCCATAACAGTAGCTTGATTATCACCAATAGCATTAGTTTGACCTTGCACATTTGTTACAGTGCCTTTAGCAATTAAACTATTTGGTGTTTGTCCGGGACCTCCTGTTGGTTTATACCCCATATTCATTTGAGGAGCATTATAACCTCCTCCTCTTTTTTTACCACCAACCGCATTAGCAAGATCTGCTTGTTGTTTATACATTGTTTTTTGGTCCTGATACGCTGAAGACCCTGGTGTCCCAGAAGTTCTTGCTTGTTCTGTTGGTAACAATGGACTTGGCATACTTTTTGCTTGCATATATATTTATATTATATTTTATTAGTTAAGATTTAAAAAAATAAATTCTTAATTAGTATAAAATATGGACGAAAAACAAAGATTACAACTACAAAATATGATTAAGGCTAATAATGTCGAAGATCAAACAGAAATGATACGCAATCTAAAACACAGTCAAGTTTTACGAAATGAGATTAATAATATGATTATGATTAAGGCTAAATATAGAGGAGATGATGAAAAAATTGCTCAAGAATGCATGAATGAGTCTAATTTTTTGTTTACTTATTACACTGATATTTTTAACAAGGTTAAAAAAGATGAGATTGATATTAATTTACTATATAAATTTTTAGACATTTTGAAAAAAATAGAGGATGGTCAAATGGACCAGCATGAGGGATCATTTCAAGTGGGAACCATATTGAAGGACATTTATGTAGATAGTGCATTAAAGAAGGCTGAAAAGCTGGATGAAATTAATGGGAAAACTGAAAAAATAGAACCTAAAAAGGCTAATATTAATGTTTCATGGAAACAATTTAAGAAAATGAATAAGTAAAATTTGTTATATAAATAACATAAATATATCTCGACATATTTAGATATATTTATGTCAAAAAAATATTCTACCACTACCACTCTTGTAATAGTAGAGTCTCCAGCAAAATGTAAGAAAATTGAAGAATATTTGGGTCCTGGTTATAAATGTGTAGCTTCATATGGACATTTACGTGAGCTCCCTTCTCTTAAAAATATAGATATAGAAAATAATTTTAATCCTACATATACAGCTATTGACAATGCGATTAAGAAAAAACAAATAGAGATTTTAAAGAAAGAAATAAAGACCGCACATGATGTTATATTAGCGACAGATGATGACCGTGAGGGTGAGGCTATTGCATGGCATTTATGTCAATTATTTAAATTAGACATAATTAAAACTAAACGCATCACATTTAATGAAATAACAGAAACGGCAATTCAGAATGCAGTAAAAAACCCAAAAACATTAGATATGGATTTAGTTCATGCTCAGCAAGCGCGTCAAATATTGGATATACTTGTAGGTTTCAAGGTGACGCCAATGTTGTGGAAATTTATAAATAAAAGCAAGGATAAATCTTTAAGCGCTGGAAGATGTCAAAGTCCAGCACTTCGGATAATTTATGATAACGAACAGGATATTAAATTGTCTGAAGAGAGAAAAGTATATAATATAACAGGATATTTTACAAATTCTAATATTGCTTTTGATTTGACACCTCAGGGAAAATATGAAACAGAAGATGAAACCACTGATTTTTTAGACGGATCCTCTGATTTTTCACATATATATACATGTAATAAACCTGTAAAGGTTTTAAAGAAGCAACCTGAGCCATTTACGACATCAAGACTTCAACAAGTAGCAAGTAACGAGCTGCATTATTCTCCCAAAGAAACAATGAGAATTTGTCAGGCATTATATGAAGGTGGATATATAACATATATGAGAACAGATTCGAAAACCTATAGTCAAGAATTTATTCAATCAACAAAGGAATATATAATACGCAATTATGAAACCAAATTTATAAATGAAAATATTGACAGTTTGAAAACAGGAAATGTGAAAGAAGAAAAAGTTTCCAAATCAAAAAAGGTAAAAAAGGATGATAAACCTGCTCCTCAGGAAGCACATGAAGCAATTAGACCTACTAATATTTCTCTCTTTGAGCTTCCAAAAACATTAGATTCTAAAGAACAAAGGATGTATAAACTTATTTGGGAGAACACATTAGAGAGCTGTATGTCTCCAGCATCTTTTTATTCAATAACCGCAAATATTACCGCCTTTCAAAACATGAAATTTACTTACACAAGCGAGTTAATTGATTTCCCAGGATGGAAAATAGTATCAAAAAAGTATTTGAATGAAATAAAAACAGAAAATAAAGAATATCAATATTTACAAACAATAAAACAGAATTCTGTTATTCCTTATAAAAAAATGTGTGCAAAGGTTACGATAAAAGGTTCTAAACAACATTATACTGAGGCAAGATTAGTTCAACTTTTGGAAGAAAAGGGGATTGGTAGGCCTTCTACATTTTCTTCTCTCATTGACAAAATTCAAGAAAGAGGTTATGTTAAAAATGAAGATATAAAAGGCAAGGAGATAATATGTATAGACTTTGAATTGGATAATGGAGAAATATTTGAAATAGAAACCAAGAGAGAATTTGGTAATGAGAAAAATAAACTGGTAATTCAGCCATTAGGAACAATTGTAATGGAATTTTTAGATAAGCATTTTTTGGACTTGTTTAATTATAATTATACCAAAGAGATGGAAGATGAATTAGACAAAATTGCCAAAGGAGAAACGATTTGGTATAAGTTATGCGAAACTTGTAATAAACAGATAGATACAATAATTGATGGTTTAAAAGATGAAACAAAAATAGAAGTGAAAATAGATGAAAATAATACATATATGATTGGCAAATATGGTCCGGTTATAAAATGCGTAGAAGAGGTTGATGGTAAGGAAGAAATCAAATTCAAAGCTATTAAGAAAAATATAGATATTCATAAAATAGAAAATGGCGACTACACAGTTGAAGAGATAGTTGACACTAATAAAACCACCAAAAGTCGATTCATTTTAGGTCAATATGAAGGGAAAGATGTAGTGCTGCAAAAGGGTAAATTTGGTCTCTACATAACATGGGGTGAAAACTCAAAGACATTAAAGGATTTTGGAAATAGACCAATAGAAAATATAACGTTTGATGAAGTGAAAAAATATATGGAAGAAGGTGGTAATTTAATTCGAACGATTGATGCCAATTTATCTATAAGGAAAGGTCCTAAAGGGGATTATTTATTTTACAAAACTCCAAAAATGAAGAAACCGCAATTTTATGATTTGAAGGCCTTTTGTAATGATGAAAAAGAAGACTATAAAATATGTAATATAACTATTTTAAGGTCGTGGTTAAAGGACAAATATAATATTTAACTATAATTTAA